GTATAGTACCGAGTAAAACAGATCAACTGTACTTACAGCTGGAACGCCTAGTGCGTCTATGATAGCCGTCACCTCATCTGTTCCACATATCGTACAAAATTCATATGGGTCGGTATTAAACGTGCGGCGAATATTTCCAGGGCTTAAACCAAGTCGCTCAAAAATTGGTGCTTCAACCATGAAGAAGTCTGTCGATGAAAGTAACGGTTCAATGAAGTCGTTCAACAATTGTGTTGGCGTTGCAGGAAAATTCACAACCTGAAGCAGTCCTTCTTGTGGAAGCTTCGAGTTGAAATATAGAGCAAGATCATCCCCAAATATCTTAACGTTTTCATACGTGTCACTAGGGTCGTGCCATGGAATGTATCGCGAGTCACCTGCAAACGTTCTATTGACAGCACGCAGTTTTAAAATCGATGGATCTTGCAACATAAATGTATTGTAGTCACGACCATTCACCATTCTATCTTGTGTAAAGTATACGCCTGGTGCGACTCGACGAATATGCTCAATATCTTCAGAGCTACTCGCATTCTGTAAGGAATTTACCAACGAGACTGCAAATGTAAACGTTTGAACTGATCCAGTAACATCAAGATAAGTCAAAGAAGCTGGTTGATCTATAATAGCGGTTCGAGGAATAACAAAATTACGATTTGCCGAAGTACGGAACCAAACATGAAATGTTCCACTTGGAATTTCTGAGAATTCACCGTCGCCAAAAATCAAACGAATCTGATCATCATCAAGTGTTTCTACTTCATACTTCTGACGATTTTCGTTGGTATTGAAAATAATGTTTTGCGCATTCGCCAAATCAACTTGAATCCATTCACCAAATCGACCATCCTTATTAAGAATGGGGGCGAGTAATCCTGCGTCTGGATCTTCCGTCAAAATCTCAAGTGTGTTTGGATCAATTTGATTCAGAAAAACATCGGTATCATTAATATTGTTTGTCGTCACATCACTTGTTTGGTTAGGGGTAATTCCATCAAAGGTTAACGTATTAAATGCTTGCGTGCCCTGCTTGGTAAACGAAAAGAATCCAGTTGTATCAGATGCATCCCCCAATCCATCATTTCCAAACAATATCGAGAATTTTGCGTTAATCTCTGGTCGACGCTCTGTAGGCCCAAATGACGTTAACTCAATTGGTACTAATTCCATTGGAAAGCCTTCATTCTGTACAGTCGTAGAATACGAAAGAACCGACTTACCATTTGTGGTAATTGGAGTATTATTCATCGTGTATAATTCAAAGAGAACGTCATCAACTTGGACGCGTTCATTTGGCTCAACCGTGCCAAAGTCTTGTTCGAGAATACGATTTATTATAAGAATGAACTGTTCTTTCCAATCGGGATTATTTGGGTCGTTCCAAATGATTGTTCTACCCGTTAATTCTCTACCCTGTGAATCAAATATTTGCTCGGTGGTTGAAACAGACACGAATTTTGTAAGGCCGCGAGCTGGAAGATTTCGTGTTGCCTTATACGATAGTAATTTTGCCAGCCGCAAAACTGATTCCTTTCTCTCAGCTGTTATGAGAAAATTTTCATGAGCATTGATATCGAGACGATAAGCGTTTTGTGCACCTACGTACGCAAATATTTCTAGGAGAGCAATAAACTCGGACGACTCAATGAAGTCGTTAAAGTCTTCTGGAAAGAAGATCTTGATGTAATCAATTAAACTTTCTTTGATAGAATCAAAGTCAAACGCATTGAAGTTTACCTGTTGGAATGCCTCAAATACTGTTTCAAATGCTTCTGCTCGTGATATAATTCTTGGTGATATTTCTGGCATTATTATTCCTCAAATACGATATTCAAATCAAAGTTATCTACGATGTTTAACTCAATAAACAAAAGACGGGCTGCCGCTGTCACTGCATTTCCGTTTGGTCTTCCTTCTCCGTCAAAACCACGACGAATATCAAGTTGTAATACTTCAACTCGTGGGTCGAAATCAAATACTGCTTGCAACTCATCCTCAATCGTTTCAAGTGTTTCTGCATCTAACGGTTCGAACACAAGGTCAGGAATTGATGTACCAAAAGTCGGCATCATAACACGCTCACCACGTCTAGTGAAGATATGGTTCAGTAGATCTAATTTCACCAATTCCACGTCTGTTAGACGAAAAGTCTTGGTTTTCTGATATTCGAAGGACGAAAATCCCTTGTATAATGGTTCTGCCATAATGGTTATTTATCGATGCGTCCTTGCGCGAAAAACGACTAGGACCCGTCAATAGGGCACTGTCCCTGTACAAGGTTAGAATATAGAACCCATTTAGTTCCATTAAATTGCTTAACTCGGCGGGAGGTTGGAGGTGTAACAGGAAAGCCAGTGATGTTCTCTGTCGTGCGTATAATGATTATCGTACGAGATGGACCTGTTCGAATTGCATCTATAAATGGCCTCTCAAATACAGGGTCAGGTTCACCAGCGCCACCTTGCATATTAGTAATTCCAAATGCAGTGACACATTCATCAGAATCGTCTGCTCCATTATCAAAGAAATCGAACCCACGAAATGTCATCTCTATTAGCTTGCTACCTGTAATTGCATTGTTCACTGCTGAGCGAAGCAGAGCTATACCATTACACGAAGGGTCAGTTGGTGGAGGAACTGGAGGCGTCCCAGGACCGCCAGGAGTACCAGGAAGAAGTGTTTGATTTATTTGAAACGTTTCTGATAGAACGCCCTGAAAATACACGTTTAATGTAACGTTAGGAAATCCTCCAATCACCGCTTCTAACGCAATTGAATTTCGAATAGTACCTTGTCTTATGCTTCGAAAAAATGTTCCACCAGCAAATAATCTGCTACGATGTTCAAAAAATCCAGGCGCAACCGAAGGTGCGTCACTTCCAACGAAACAGCACGGTCTATAATTATAACGTGGATCGCAGCTCATCAGCCGTTCGCAAATACATTCGTTGCACCAACAGCGAGTGCACCACCATGTGTTGATGGAGGCGGTGGACATGTGTGAGGTACAATCGGATCGCCAACACGAACAATAGGACTACCATTCACAAACACATTCGGACTTCCAGATGATACGACGGTTGGCAAAAAACAATGTCCTGCCGTCTTGTCTACCTGAACTCGACATACAGGACTTCCTTCAGCGAATACGTTACCGCTACCTTCTATCATATTGTCACCGCATGAAACGGGATCACCTAATCTACATACTGCAGGCATTATCTGTGCCACCTTACATTACGAGGTATTGCTTCACCTCTTTCGACCTTACCCACTTGTGGGTTTGTATACGTAAACTCTGGGTTAAACTGATTACCAACATTCTGGTCAGCTGTAAGATTCATCATCACACGAGCCCATGGCTCATGCTCAGGGACTCGACTGGCAAAAAATGCTTCAAATTCTGCCGCATCTTGCGCTGTTGTAGCAGGAGTTGCAGAAGGACCATTCAAATGAATATTTGGCCCACCTGTCAGCTTCATATCACCACCAGCGTTCAGATTCATTTCTGTACCGGATTTTTGGTTCAAATTACCACCAGCGTCTAGATGTAAATCAGAGTCCGCTGAAAGAAACGAAGAACCATGTCCAACCATATTTAGATCACCGTCCGCTTCAACAAATGCACCACCATTAGCGTGCAGTCGTACACTTTGATTTGACTTTAGATGCGCATCTTGTACAGCGTGTATGCGAACTTCCTGGTCCGCATGTAAATGAATACCTTCTGCAGCATGGACTCGAAATGACTGGTCTGTTTTGAAGTTGATGTCCTTCTTTGCGTGAACCGAAAAGTTTCGGGTTGTGAAAAAATCGATGTTTCCATCCTGATCAATTTCAAACCAAGCAGCACCTTTCGCGACACTTATGTAAATGCGCTCATTCGTATCATCTAAAATAATTTGATGCCCACCTGTTGTTCGGAAACGCATTCGTACGTTATCAGTTCTATCTTCCATTGAGATAGAATGAAAGCCAGGTGTTGTCCATGAATACGTTTGTGGGTCAAAATTTCGAATTGTTGATTCAAATTGAAGGTCGGGATCTTCCTGACTCAATCCATATCCTTGATCTGAGGTGAATGTGTTGCCATCCTCTTCATTAACCGTTTGATCTCTATCATCTGAAATGTCACTGACAGTTGATTCGACTGTGGCGGCTTGTTCATCCCCTAAGAGAGCTGCTTGCTTATCTGCTCCACGCGTACGAAATTCCAAATTATTTCTGGGAAGGTTTGGTGTATTTGGAACAGAACTACCTTGATTAGTAAACGCTTCTGTTAGATTTTGATGTAGTGGCTCAATCGGCGCTTCGCTTGAAGATATAGGACCAGCTGGTTGATCAGCATCTTTATACGTAAATCGTCCATGTGGTAACGTATGCGTTAGATACTGTCCATACAAACACCCTAACCAAATTCGATGATTCGTATCACCATCGATACACGCAATTAAAACTTGCGCACCAATCTTTGGAACGTTCCACATTCCATAGCCAACAAATCCTACAGTTTCGTCCCCATCAGTACCACGTGAAATAACATTATCAGCACCCGCTAAAGGCGAAACGTATGCTGCCCATGGCATATCCTTAATCAGCTTATCCTGCGTATCACCAAGCGCAGTACAAAAAACACGAAGCCGACCCATCTGTTGTGGATCGTTTGTATCAACAACTGTTCCAACAGTCAACCCGTTAAATAAACTTTGACTAGCTGCTTGTCGTTTAAGTGCTTGAACGTGTCCGTATGGCGATGGCATTTAAAATCCTCCGTTTAGTTTATTCACCTAGAGTCTCCTCTTCCCCAGACCTCCGAAGAGACTGTATATTCGGGTTTCTACCTGAATTTGCGTGGGTGTTGAGGACTTGACCTATAGATCTCTCCTCGCCTTTTGCCTTGTTACGAGCCCTGGTTCGGCGAAGTTCATTAGTTAAAATATTCGACAGTTCTGGCGCAACAGGTCCTCCAATAGGATTTTGAGTTATGGGTTCTGTAGGGGTCGTCGAAGTCGTGGTCGACGCGATTGCAGTCTCATCAGGGCCAGCTCCACCAAACGCTTCTAGTGGGTCATCATCCGTAGATCCAGTGCTTATATCGTCAATTATGACACTAAAAAGTTCTAACTCTTGTGTGAACAATCCCTCATCAAATACATTATTAACAGCATACATGTGGTAAAACCCATCATACCAAAAAGTTTGATTTTCCAATCCAAAATCTGTCCGAGCAGGCATTTTTACATTTATCTTAACAAGTCCTGGTCGAGTTGGCCATGCTGGATTAACCGTTCCACTAGCGTCTGGACCTACCGATTCAGCAGCATCACCTGCACCTCCAAATGCTTCCAATGGATCATCTGGGCCTATTGGTTGTGTAATCTCAGAATTATCCATGTCACTAGGTAATGGAGTCATTTCATCCAGCAATTCTGGATTACCATGTATCTTTAATGTCGCCATTACATTTTCATACCCAGCCCATCTGCTAAGCAGTGACTGAAATGAAATTGTATCGAGTGGTTTTCTTACATGACGAAAGAGTGGATCCGTTAGTGTCATACCTAAAAATAATGGTGTGCGGTCACGCTTGGTAGTTGCAGCAGTTGAACCAGCTCTTACTCGACCACCTACTCCCGACGTTGCACTTTCTTGTTGCGGGTTTACCAATCCAGACGTTTGGTCAATGATATTATTTGACGATCCAAGAGTTTGAAAAAAGGCCAAACCCATTTGCATTTTCATATCATAATCAATAATATCAGTATTCTTTCCAGTGAAGATATAATCAAACTGAATAAATTGACCTGGTTGTGGTTCAATCTTATTCTCAAAAAGTTCTTGAAATGGATTCGGTGATATCTCATACCGTTTTACAAAATACTCAACGATATAATTATCCGGTTCAGACTTGAGCACAGGATAAATTTTGAAAATGTGACGCTTACCTTCGTCATCAGTCTCTCCCTCTTTCATTACAGCCTTACTCGAATCCATAATACGCTTAATACATTCTACAATTCCTACCTTATCTCCTGGTTGAATAACTGCATCGCCCGTTCCTTTATTTTCTGCCGAAGGCAATAAATTATCACCGACTCTAAAACGCTCGTCCTCATAGACGGGATCAGGCGTAATTACATACGTAACCCGCCGAAAATCTTTTTCGAAATCCAACCCTTGAAGTTCAGCACGACCAGACGTCTTTGCTTGTTTTTGTAAAATGTTTCGTTGACATTCCCAATGCGTATTGATATTTTTAGCAAGACCTTTTAATGCGGATGCAACTGTATCACCTTTTTGTACCGAAATACTTCGACCACGGGCAACTTGTTGAACATACGGAAAGTATCCAGCACCGTTTACAGCACCCACGAACGCTAATGTATATTCAGTACTTGCATAATCAATAACAGCAGTCACATCAACCATTACAAATGTTAATGCGCGAATATTTGAAATCGTTCTTGTCTGTCCATTTGGAAGTTGGCCCACAAAAATTGTTTTCAATACGAATACTAGCCCATTTGGATCAGATCGGAGAGTGTCCGAGGCTTGTGCCAATTCATTCAAAAAATTCACACCCTGAGGTTCAACGATAATGAGTTCCCCATCTAATTCGGCTGATGCTTGGTCAACCAATCCTGACTCTGTACCAGTGGGTTGCATGAAAGACATCCATTTTGCACTCTTAATCGAAAAGAGTGAATCCGAAAGTCCATCAATAAGAACCACGTACGATCCACCAGTCTGTGATTCTATTCGCTCAACAAATCGTTCTCTAAAATCTGTTTTAAAGTTTGAACGAAAATCCGATACCACATCACTTTTAGACAAGGCTTCTGCTACCGTTGAACTATTAGTCACGGCAAGAAATTGATGATACGCATATGTACGAAATTCTGCTAAGGGATTTGTTGGTTTAGACATTTCTTTTTCTTTCGGCTCTTAAATCTGTTTCTTGTACCGGATTACCGCCGACAGACTTCGTTAAAATTTGTGTCTGCGCACGCTCGAACGTTGGGAGAATAATGCTCTCACCAGCTACGAATTCGGTGTTTATATCTACTATGCTATTATATTGAAGGACAAGCCACATCAATGAAACTTCCCCGTACACTTGAGCCGCCACAAGATCGGGTCGGCGGTCAAATTGTCTCGTTATTAAAAACGTCAAATCATCGCTACTGCGTGGAAATGTAAATCGTTCCCACCACCCAAGACGATTTTGAAAGCGATCACACTACCACCTTGCACGTATCTTGATCTTGATTGATTAGCTGAATTTGTTAAACGTGCCATTAGAAACCTCTTAATATCCCATTTCGAAAATTGGAAAGACTAAATTGTTCATATTCTCGTGGTGAATGTGTTTCTATTAATGTCATATCGATAGTCATAATTGTTGGCATTGGAATACCCGAAATAGATGGGATGTAATCAACATCACTTGGATATGGGATACTTAGTTGTTGAATAACACAAGGAACACGTCGTATGTGCTCTAAACGTAAATCACGACCACCTGTCTTCTGCCCCGTCGAAAGTGTGGAAACTGCCGAATACGCCGACAATTCTACAAATTCTGGTGGGTCACCGAGCCTCTCTACTCCATACAAATCACGACGTTGTGCTGATGTTGAACCAATTTGCTGAGTTCCTGGTTGAATCATATCTGGCCCACCATCGCCTGTTCTCGATTGTGTATTACCGCGTGCTGCTAGTTGATCAGAAGTAAGACCACCTTTACCGAAAGCAGGCATGGTCCACGCTCGAAGTATTTGCAAACGTTGAAGATTACATTCAGCTTCTTCACGCGTACGAGATATTAACCGAGCATTTGAAATATTGAACGTGCGTGATGCCGTTGTCCCAAACACGTAAATTTGCCCAGGCATATGAACCGGTTCAAGCGTTTTATAGGTAACATTCCTGTTCTCGATAAGATCAGGAGTAACGTCAAATACAACCTTACGGGATCGAATAGTTGGATGTTGTAATTTTACATTGAATACGTTTTCTATTTCGTTAGTGTTTACCGGCATTGTG